TACACCTCCCCAAGGTTTATTGTTTCTTATTTTTTGTTTATTTTGGTTCTCGATGATGATGCGAAGATGCGTCATCTCTTCACTAAGTTCGTGCAGTTGCAGTGAACGGTATTGGTATAGTTCGCTGACGTGCCCCATGCCGGTACTAATGCCCACTATGATAACAACGATTACTATTGCGTCTATTACCTTATACATTTTCAACCGCCTTCAACGTGTATGTGAAAAAACAATTGTCCGTTGGACTCTTGTTCAAATACGTTTACTATGGCGTTTATATCTTCATCGCGGATGGTCACAGTAGTAGACATAGCGCCATCTTTTTCTTTTTCGTACTTTTTTAGTGCCTCATAGTCAGTTACGCCTTCTGCGCAGTAGCTACTCCAGAAAGTTACATCTTTTACTACGTTGTTTGTATTATCTTTTTGAACAAATCCTTTAAGGCACTCCGGAATCTCTAAATTTTCTTCCTGAAATAATTTAACTAAGTCATACGGATCAGCGTCTGAACAATCCGCTTCAAATTTTGCTATCCGTTCGACTTGCTCATAGGTTTTTACATCCCACAGCAGATCGAACACGTAGGGTAATTCGTTGCCTCTATGTTCACTTACCATTTTCAAACTCCCATACTGTTTTTAGTTTACGGTATTTATTTCGAGCAGCATCACAAGCATCGGCAGCAATAGCAGCAACATGGGCAGCGTCATAAGCTGCCTTATCAGCAACATAAGCAGCATACTGGCTAGAGACTAATTCCTTCTTTGCCTCATCAACTTCTTTCTTGGTTACCATCACTCTCTCCATTTTCATTTTCAAACACCCGCTTTAGTTTTTGGTATTTGACCCAAGCAGCATCAGCAACAGCATCAGTAATCTTAGCAGCAGCGGTAGCCTCATAAACAGCATAAAGAGCCTTCCAAGCAGCAGCATAAGCCTTATCAACATCTTCTTGAGTTACATTCGAGCTATAATGCTGATCTCCCATATTTAACCATCTGCGTAATTCATCACCCTTCATGATTTATCTCCCGTTGTCGTAGTTCTGTGTTCAATAGCTTTCAGTTTCTTAATCATTCTTTCGCCAGCCGAACAAGCCTTAATCCGAGAGGTGTACATATTCTGTGACAAAAGCCCTTTGCATCTTGCGCTTGTTGTTATCCTGTAGCGCCATTTAGTTATAGGGTTGCAATAAGCACCCACAGTCCTCTCTGCTTCCACAGTTGTCAATTTAAGTTCCATAAATCCTCCCGTTGTCGTAACGCTGTGTTATGTGTCGCAGTGTATATAAAAAAGAGCGTCTAGCTCTCTTAGGCTAAAGATGTCGCAATTTTTCCATGTACTGCTTGTATTGGGGTAGCAGTGAATAGTCCACCAAATATAGTAACTCCCTCCATCAACAGTTCCGCCAAACCTCCCGATATAGCTAAAGTATATTGAGTGGAACAAACCTAAAATGTATTTCATAAATCCTCACGTTGTCGTTAAACGCTGCGTTATAAACCTAATCAGCCTCTAAGAAAGTGGCCCACTGATTTACATAAGTATGAAAGTCTTCATTAGGTTGTTCGTCATACCTAAATACTTTCCCGTCCCAATGGCAAACCTGATACCCGCTATCGCACCATTCAGGGCAGTAAGCCAATACCTTTCTACGCACTGGTGGCTGCATCTCTTCTGAATCAATCCACTTCATATCTATCTCACGTTGTAGTTCTAGTCTAGGGGTTCACTATTGTGGAGCCTCACATACGCTTCACAATCAGCGATAGAGCCTTGGAAATAAACGGTTTCATAACCACACTCATCGAGTTCAACCACCTGATAGGTGTCATTTGACAAGTGCTCAACTTTCAATTTACTCATCACTGTCTCCTGTTATCGTTAAACGCTGTGTTAGGCGGCTACAACACAGCCACATCTTGAACAGCACTTTGCCCGCTTAAACCCTTGCTCATGCTTACCCTTGCAATCAATAGCCCATGAGACAAGTTTCATTTTTGTCTTTTTGTGGTCACATTTAGTTGTAAACATTTCGCTGCTTCTCATAATTTCTTTCCGCTTATTGTTGGTAGAACTCTACATCGCCAATTTCGGTTAAGTTTGTTTTTCGAAGCTCGCGGTACAAATCTGCGTATATTAAGCAGAGGTTTTTTTCTTTTTGGTATTTAACTTTAGTTTCCTGCAAAGTGTTTTTTAACGCGTCTAACTGACGAGCCATTGTTTCGATAAGCTGGTCTTTCTGTTCAAACGCTTTACGCTGGTTGATATTCTGTTGTTGTAAATCAAAAGCGATTTCTCTCCAGCTTTTTGAATCGTCGTCTTGTACCCAGCTTCGTGGTTCGCGGTTTGTGTTCATTGGTTTTCCTCTGTTCGGGTTAATACCAGGCTTGGTAATAAACGTTACCTTTAAAGTCATTAAGTAAACTAAGAGCATTTTCAAATATATCTAGATCTTTTGCTTTTTGTTCTTCGTGGCCTTCGTCGCCTACTAGTGGACTATTTCCCCAAAAAAATCCTTTTGGGCTTTCACTGCCGTACACATCGTTTTTTATGTCTTCTATTATTTTTTTGATGCTGTCTGTGTCGAGGTCAAGTCTGGTAACGTTGTCACTTTGCTCTGGATCGGCGAAAGTGGAAAATAAATACTCGTGCAAAGAAGGGTGCTTTCTCCAATAACCTATTTCAAGGTCGTTTTCTGCGTTTTTTGTCTCCAGGTATAAATTCATATCTAAGCCCATAATGTTTCTCCTGATTTGGGTTAACAGTTGTGTTGATTAAAATGATTCGTGAAATCTAAGTGCTATAGGCAATTGTGGAATACCTAATTTACTTAAATAATGATATTTAACAGTCAATAAAGCACCAATGTATTGCTCTTGGTTATCCCAAAAGTATTTTTTTTGGAGCATGTCGCCTTGACATAAAACACCAAATGTTTGTTTTTCAGGCGTTTCACACAACCATACGGGTACATTAAAAGTTCCACGAGGTGTGATGTAAGGCGTGCCTTTTTTAACACCAATAATTTTAAATTCAGCGTCGTGAAACTCTTTTACTTTAATAAGATTTTTAGAGCGTTTGCCGTCTTCATACGATTGGTTACTAGAACGTAACATTGTGCCTTCGTAACCTAGAGTGCGATAAGATTGGTGCATGTCCATTAAACTTTCTAAACTGGCTACAGCCACTGTTTCTACCAGGCGAATAGGATTATTTTCTTTCCAATTAGTGTTTAATTCATCGTAATAAGCGTTAGTAAGATTTTGCGCACGCCTATAAAAAGGGTGCTTACTAGGAGAGTCGTAAATGTGATATTGCAGTTTTAATGCGACATCTGGGTGATTAGGGCGTTTAATAACCTTACTGACGTCTTGTAAAGACATGCCATGAATATATAGTTCGCCGTCTAGTTGTAGATCTTTTAATGCACTGTTTTTAATGGCATCAACAATAAAAGGTAAAGTGTATTCTTGCCCAGTTCGTGAATAAAGCTTACCGTTTTCGTACATGGCGCGGTGGCCATCTAGTTTAGGCTGAACAAAAGTAGTGTTCCAATCAATTGAATCGAGTTTTATTTTTTCTAAAGAAGTGGCTAACATAGGTTGGGTCATGCCTAGAGCATTAGTTGCTGGTGCATGAGCTTCTTGAAAAGTTTTTACATAACCTCTATCAAGTTTAATTTTAACTTTGCTGTTTAGTTCTAAAAGCGCTTGAGCAGTAGGAGTGGTTTCATTGTTGCGGCCAACGTTTTTAGGCGTTGCTTTAAAACTTCTACGTACAATAGCCCCATTCATAGTTTTTGAGTATTGAGCGACATAAACACCATTAGCCTCAGTCCATATTTCCCAATAACCAATAGAATTGTTATGGTTTTTGTATAAACGAATGTAATCGTGTTGATAAGCAGCTGGGCTGTCAGTGTTTTGTTGGGTCATGCGAAATATCCTTTGAATTTATTAAACTATTGCGATATGTGGCTAAAATTGCGACTAAATCATTAGCAGTAGTAATAGGCAATTGAGCTTTGGCCTGGGCTATAACGTCAGATGGCGTATAGTGTTTAGGGTATAAACTGATTGGGTCTGTCTTTATTAGATGGGTAATAGTGCTAGAGTTGAGCGTTTTTATTCGCATACAAAAAATTCTCCGTGTATCGGATGCATATAGTCAAAAAAGGGTAAATACCGAAAGATAGGTTATCGGTATAGAAGTTTTAGTTAATGTGGGGCTTTTATTGAATAGTCTTCGTAAGTCATTTTATCTATAAGAGTAATCATGCTGTCTTCGACAACAATGTAATCATTAGGAATACTGTACTCGTCCATATTGTCAATGTGATCTCGAATTACAGAAAAAGGAACATGAGTGTATTTACCAGATAATGTGCAGTATTCATTTGAATGCATATTTAAGCCTTCTTCTACAAGAGGCAATAAGGCTTCCTGAGATAATTTAGACTTTACGCCAATAACAGCAAGCAACCCACTGGCTTGCTTTTTTAAACACAACTTACAAAATTGAGATTCTTGGTCAATATCAGCAGTAGCAGAACACACAATGCAAACATCATTAATTTTTTTGCTTTGTGCTGCAACTGTCTCTGTATTGCTCATACTGATTTCCTCATGTTTAATACGGTATTAAAAAAAAAACCTACATAGTAATTAGATAAAATATCTCTAATTACTATGTAGGAACTTACTGCAACGTGAGGTCAATAAACCCCAAAAAAGGGACGTAGTCCCTTATCCCTTAATGCATTTAACTTAATGCGTAATTACTTTTCTCAATTTTTTGAGCTAGTAAATAGGATAATTTGGGAATTGTCTTTTGAATGCCAGATAAACTGCTTAAAATTGCATCAATAAGCGAGCTATTAGCTAAATCAGCTAAAATATTTTTATAGTGAAAGCGCAATTGGTTCATGTTATTAGGATGACATTTATAATCGTCATGTATGGTAATGATAGAGAAAGAATGGTGCGTTAACATACTATTTAGTACATTATTTAGCGCACGTAAATGCTTATCACTTAAATCAACAAAATCACTCACTGTTAAATAATCTAAGATAACAATGTCTGCTATGCCTGTAGTGTTATACAAATCAATGTATTTTTGTACTTCAGGTAAAGAAGAATGACCAATTTCTTTGTGAATAGAACGTTGTAGTATTTCTTGAGTAATAGCTGACACCGCTACGCGAATAATATCTGCATCATAATTACATCGACGAATTACTGATCTAAGGATATAGGCATCAATGCTGTGAATCACATTGGCTGCGTTTTTTAATCCACGTTCTTCACCTTCGTTTTCATAGTAAATGTATTCAAAGCGAGAATGATTTAATTCATCGACTTCAATACGTTTCTTTTGTTGTACGTAGACTTTACATCGAGCATTGAATCCATCAGGCAATACCCATTGGTGTACTAAAGCAAACGGATTCCATGAGTTGATGAGTGCATCTAATAAATGGCACGCACCCGGTGCAACTGCGTACAACGCTTTGTAAAAGACGTTAAGTTCTTCTGTGTCTTTGCCAAAGATAGCTTCTGGCTCTTTCTTAGAGCCATACAAGCACGTCATGGTGGCTTCTTTGGCCATCTTACGTCCTTGTGGCAAACTTTTATTTAGCATTTGTGACATAGTATCTGTTACATACGTGTAAGCATCAGGGCGTTCACCTATATCAATGAGTCCTGTTGCTTTTGCGCCGGCTTCACACCCAGTAACAGCAGACATGATCTGCATTCCTGAACATACTGCGTCAAATCCTACTAAATGGCCTGTGCTTTGGCCTTGTTGAACTTCTCTTAGTGCCATTACAGCAGCTAGGTATAACGGTTTTTCTTTCCATTCTTTGGCTTTTGCAAGATCCTCTAAATTAGCCAAATTATTAGTAGTCCAACTAATACGAGTATCAAAAGTTTCTTTGTCTAATCCGTATTGGTTTGCAACGTCAATGAGTAAGTACTCGTATCCTGTAAAAGTTTGCATGATGACTTCCTTTGAATAGATGAGTTATTTAGGCGTTTAATACAATCTGCCCATGAATTTTTGTACGGAGTAATAGCTACATATTTTCCATTTACGATTTTAGATCCCATTGGGTACTCCAGTGACATGTTCTTTATCAGCTAATTGAATCATGGCTTTCTTGTACGCTGTACCTTGTGGGTTAATGTGATAACCCTGTGCATACAAACGGCCTCTGGTATCTGTTTTGTTAGTTATCCAAAACCTGTTACCGTTTTTACGCATTAATTGATACACATCACGACTTTGTTTTAGGAAAGTGTCCCATAACGTTGTTTTTTCTAATGTATCTAATGCATGTGTAGGTTTTTCAGGTACTGTTGTTAAAAACTCAAAGTTAAGTGATAAAGGCACTTGGTTTTGAATATTAATAACGTCTAAACAAATGTTTTTGTCATGAGAGTTTTCTCGCCCTAATAACAATGAGTCATTAAAAGTCAAATAAGCACTTTCGTAGTTGGATTCTATTAGTTGAGGTGTTGAAACCATTGGTGGCATATAAACTGATGCTTTAATGGCTTTTGTAAGGTCACTAGACAATTTAATGCGAGAAAGAACGCGTAAACTACTAAATTCGTTTTCTTTGTAGATGTCATAAGCATCGGTATGACACAAAACAGCTACTATCTCTGCAATAGTCATAATGCTGTCGCGTTTGTCGTCAAATTTAAGGCGACTAGCTAATGCAGCAGTGATAGAAACGTATAAAGTAGATTCTTGTAAATAAGCAATGCCTGTAAATATTTGTATTACTAAAGTATGAAGATCCATAGCTTTAATGTGTTCTAAACGTGCATTTTTACTGGGGTAATAGCTTTCTTTGAGCCATTCTTGTAGTAATTTCACCCCGTAATCTATTTTTATTTGGGTATCTGGACAATTTTCTATTTGAAACTTAATAGCTAAATCAACATGTTTTTTACTATATTGATATTCAATGTTTTGTTGTGCTTCTGCAAGACAAGGCGATGTAATATGAGCATGAATTTGAGACATGAGACTACCTCTACTAATAAGTAAATAAATACAAGTGACAAGGTTTGTTGTGTACGTAAAAGCCTACACAGCGGCGGTTTACAGCGCGTGCGCTGTGTACAAACAACGGTGCACTACATCAGCAAAGAAAAACTGTCTACGAAGGGTTGGGTGTGTTTTTATCAATTAAATCAAGGTCAAAGCATTGTTCAGCAGAAGACTTGGCTTCTTGAAAATCCGCACTTAAACTGTGCAAAAGCATACCAATGCGCGAAGGATCTTCTTTAAGCCATTGAATTAATTGTTTTTCAGCGGGATTATCATTACGAAGAGCTATTGTGCCTAATTTACGGCGTGAACCATTTTTGGTTGCAGGAAGCCATAAATTAATATACCCAGAAGGTTTAATAACAGGTTTTTTGGAAGGAAAAAAATTTATAGGTTTATTATTCATGCGTTCCTTGCGTTCTATTAATTAAATTTTGTTAAGTATATTTAATGGCGTAAGAAATAGCTAATAAAAAAAACTAGCTACCGTTAGGTAGCTAATTGTGGTATAGAAATATTACATACGTTAGAAATCGACTTTGGCACTTGAAGAGCCATTGGCCATTTTAAAAGTAAACACTAATTTACTTTTAAGTTCTTCTAAAGCTTTATCAGCAACTTCAGGATTGCTGTCGTTGCAACGCTCAATAATACGTGCGTGCGTAGGATTAGACGCAAGCAAATTAAACGCACCGACTTTAGCAGTAGTACCATCTACACGCGCAATGCCACCGTTAATATACGCAGCAGGTGCTTCACGAGTGATAGGTGAAACAGGGTTGGGATTGTATGACATAGTAAATTCCTCAATAAATATAATAAGCCCGAAATTGGGCAGTTAAAAGCTTTTATGCCGCTTGCGGCACGGTTTAAAATCGTCCGAATTCGTCTTCTAGAAATATACCGTTTGCTTCCATGGCGGCCAGATAATCAGGTTTGTTATTTGACGTATTCATTCTTGTAAATTGATTATCTATAGCATCTGATGGCGTAACGTCTACATTAAAATCTAATTCACTAGGATCAGTTTCTCGTTCATAAGATATAGTCATGGTTTGTTCTCCAAAGTTAATAATTGACAGGGCTTAACGCGCCCAGCTTGTATGCCGTCTTGCGGCATGATTGCTCAATTTCTTATTGCAGACGCAAACAACGACGGACGAACTATTTATGTGTGTGGTTTTAAAGGTGTGTGCTTTTTTACAACGTAACAACAAAAAAAAAGACCTGCCCGGCGAAGGGCAGATCTCTTGTTGTGCGTATAACTTCTATGTAATTTGCATTAATGCGGAACTTTACTTCCGGTAAAGATTTACATAAGCAGCCTCATTATTGGTTAGTTAAAAAGTTGTAGAAATCATGTAAAAGATTGCTACTCCGTAGAAAATGCCTAATGCCGTAAAAACAGCAATAGCATTTAGAATATCTAAAGCTCTTGCAGTATTACGAACAGGTCTAGCGCCTCTCCATGGCTTAGTGGCCATAGGTTTGCGTTTCTTTTTAAACATGGCGAAAGTCTTCAATTTGAGCTACTAGTTTGCCGGCCATTTCTTCAATAAATTCCAGCATGTCTTCTAGCTCTTCTTGAATTTGATGATAAGACAATATGTCACGCTTACTGCTCAATACTTCAACTGCTGCACGATATTCAGTGTCACGATAAGCATTTAAAGTTTTTTCTAAATCTGCACCTCCTAAGAGGGCACCTGCTGCTTGTAAATAAGTCATGTCGATACTCCAATAAAAGGTTAAAAAGCTTTTAACGCGCTTGCGCGTTGCCTGCAGACATAAAAAAAGCCACCCGAAGGCGGCTTAATCAAGATTAGTGTTGAGAGCATTTAATTAATCAGATTCTTGGTTATATTCCCAGAAATCTTCGGCTTTCTCCTTACTCATGTAATCAGTGTCTCTTGAGTAAGGCTGAATGAAATCGTCTTCTAAGTCTCTTTCAACAGTGCCTAGATACCAGCCAGCTGCGCTAGCCATAATGATTTGTTCGCTGACTTCACCTGCATTTAAAGCGTTGACAATGTGTGAATGCTTTTCATGGATTTTCATGGTTAATCTCCGAGTATGAAATACATACTAATAATAGTGACTTGAACTAGGATAATTCCTAGATGTGTAAGAGGGTCTGCTTCGAAAAACAATTGATTTAGTAAGTCCATAAATTATGCTCCTAGAATAAGTAGATTTATGGTGCCAAAATGTCGGTGTGACCACAGTAAAACGGTCCTTCATCAGGTGCTGCATACGAATAATCTTCGTCTTCTGCATATGGGCAATGAAGAGCACTGGTATAACCATCGCCCACTAAGTCTTCATTGCATTTACTACACTGTCTGTTGTCCATGGGAATCTCCATAAGTTATGTATACACACTGCATACACTTCTTTTAAGCAGCTTGCTGCCGTATCGGTAAGGTATCGGTATAAGGTAGGAGATAGATAAGATGTCGGAAAGGAGAGAGAATTGAGGAGGATTAATGAAACGAGGAGCAGAAATAGATACATCCCTCTATCTTGGTACTGTCTCTAGGCTTTGTGTGTGCCCTTGTGTGTGATGTTGTGTGTGCACTACTGATGTTGTGTGTGCATTTAAAAAAACAAACCTCACCGGTTAGGTGAGGCTTGGGGTTACGCAGCTAAAGCTTTGGCAAACTCTTCGGCTTTCTTAGCTGAGTCGCGTTGCTGTTGAGCTGAGATCTCTTGAACTTCGTTAAGAACAACTTCAGCAATCTCTTCGCCTGCTTCAGCGAAAGTGTGTACGATGCCTACCAGTTTAGTAGCGGTGGCGAAAAACATTTTAAACATCTCGATCATGGTAATACTCCAATTGGTTGCTAACAGGCTGGATTGCCATAGCTGTTACCGAGCCTGCGAGGTGGGTGGCACGTCGGAAAAGGAGGTGCAAAAGTAGTGGGGGGGTAGGTCGGAATACGGTTTTGCAGTCATGTCAGTACTGAACTCATACCCAAATATGAAATTTCTCAAAAACCTGCTCAAAATTATTATTTTTAAATTCTATATAGCGGCAGGAAGCCGCAACAGTCTGGTATTTTTTAATTCTGTCTCCGCTTGCCTGCTGCTGGCGCAGCGTCAGCGGGAGCCAGCAAAGGCAAGGGTTATATATAACTACGTCTTACTGCGTCTTTGCCAATGTGATACTCAACTCCTCGACTACCGCCAGGCCGAGAGTACTTAATTTCTCTATACCAGTTGTCTTTAACCAATAGTTGGCGGTAGCGCATGACTTTACGGGCGTTCCAGCCCAGGCTTTGAGCAGCTAACTCATCATTAATCACTGGATGTGCCGTAGAAGCCATTCTTAAGTAATACATATAAAGTAATACAGCAGAATCCCCAATAGTCTGCGCTATTTCTATATGTTCTTTATGGGTTACGTAATATTTCATATAAATTGTCTTTTCATTTTTGTCACACCATACGCTGGATACTAACGGAGTGATTGTCTTAGTTTGTTCGTTCATTAGTGGTATCCAAATATAGTCTGTGGAATTGTGATATTAGACCATTTATGTGCTGGAAGCACAAGTGAGAGTCCATCTAAGGTATTTTACAAAAAGATAAGCTGTTGATTTCATTAGGATTATAAAGGGAATAACCCTTTCTTAGATTACTAGATAGGTACCTACCTAATATGGTTTCTTTTTAACAAAGGTTTGGGATGTAAAAAGATCAGAAAAGTATATTGAATTTGTGGATAGTGCCGGCCATGAATACATTATTGCTAGAAAGAAATGCTTATTTTGATTTTGGAACCTTTGGGGAGTTAATTGCCCCCGATGGCATTGTCTATTACACCGTGGAACGTCCCTGGATTTATAACCAGCAAATGGTTAGTTGTATCCCCGAAGGGACCTACACATTGCGTCAACGCAATAGTGGTGTTGTGACAAGAAGTAGCGGTGGTAAATTTAAGCGCGGCTGGGAAGTGACAGATGTAGTTGATCGCACCTGGATAATGATACATCCCGCCAATTGGCCAAGTGAACTGCATGGTTGTATTGGAGTTGGATTAAAACTTGCGCCAATGCAAGACCCTGAAGGCGATTCGTTTATTGGCGTGCAGTCGTCAAGAAAAGCTTTTGAACAACTAATGAAAACATTAGGCGGCGGGGCAGAAGAATGGAAATTAATTATTAATAGTCAAAGTGCAACGCATAAAATAAATCAGAAAAATTAAATTATTACCTATACGCTCCCGATATATCAATGACAGAGGCGCGTAAATGGATCCGTTAACACCTGAACAATTTAAAGATGCTTTGCCTGCTAAGGTAAAAAAGTCTGTTAACGCCGAATTAATTAATAAAATTAATAATACGCTAGCCGATCCAGAAATGTACGAGGCGTATCGTGACAATTTAATCAGTTATACCCGCGTTATGAACGAAGGCCGGTTTAAACTGACGAACTATATCGACGCGGTCAAGTATGTCTCCCATAAATTAGCTGGGATGACAAATATTAAGGCTTATAGCTTAACTTTTCCTGAAAAAATTAAGCGATTTACTGCTCAAGCCGTTGAGCCTAAAGATATTGCAAGCTACGTCACAGCTTACAATAAATCTAAACTGGTTAATTTAATATTAGAACAATCTTTAGTCCCGACCTGGGTACTAAATCAAGATCTTTTCCAAAAAGCCCTTAATACTCAAGCTGAGTTAATGACTACAGCTAATAGTGAGAAAGTACGCAGTGATGCGGCCAATTCTTTGCTAACCCACCTTAAACAACCTGAAACTAAAAAGATTGAGTTGGATATAGGCATTAAAAAAGACAGCTCAATTGCTGCACTACGCCAATCCACTATGGAATTAGTAGCACAACAACGATTAGCTATAGAAGCCGGCGTAAGTACCGCCGAAGAAATAGCGCATTCTGGAATATTAATAGAACAGGCCGAAGACAATGAGTGATGACCCGTGTAAAAAATGCAAATTTAGCGAGCCAACCCCTATTACGCCAACAAAATCAATTATTGAGTGCATGGCAGAAGGTTGCGGCAAACAAAAAATAATTGATACACCTCCTGATTTTGTTGAAAGTGCCTTGGATTATGATGAGCAGTACTGAAAATTTTGATTTAAGTGTTGCATTAGGTGTTGAAGAGTACCTAGCACAAGTTAATTACCATTATGACCCAAATTATGTACCCAGTACATTTGCGTTGGAATTTGTAACGTTTATTAAGCTAGTAAACGGCGTTCAAGGCGAAGAACACAAAACTCCGTTAGTCCATTACAAAATGTTAGATACTTTGACAAAAAACGGTGCACGCGTAGCTAACCTCTGTCATCGAGGAATTGCCAAAACAACCGTTATGGGCGAATACCTTTTTTTATTTATTGGCACGTACGGTGAAATACCTGGTTTTGGTAATGTTCCATTGGCTATCTACGTTTCTGACTCGATTGATAACGGCGTTAAAAATATGCGCAAGAATTTAGAGTTTCGTTACGAAAACTCCGAATTTTTACAAGAATATATTCCTAAAATCAGGTTTACTGATGTCAGATGGGAATTTATAAACATTGATGACAACACATTTATTGTAAAAGGTTACGGCGCAAAAACAGGTGTACGGGGAGCTAAAGAATTAGGCACACGGCCATCACTAGCAGTATTAGATGACTTAGTAAGCGATGAAGATGCGCGATCTCCTACAGTTATTTCGTCAATTGAAGATACTGTATATAAAGCTGTGGATTACGCACTGCATCCTAGTAAGAATTTAATTATTTGGTCAGGTACTCCATTTAACGCAAGAGATCCTTTGTACAAAGCCGTTGAATCAGGAGCTTGGGCCGTTAACGTATTTCCGGTGTGCGAAGAATTTCCTTGCGTAGAAGAAGATTTTAAAAGCAGTTGGCCAGACCGATTTGATTACGCTTATGTAAAACGACAGTACGAGAAAGCTGTAAAAATTGGGCGCGTTGACACGTTTAACCAAGAATTGATGTTGCGAATTATGTCAGACGAAGATCGTTCAATTCTTGATGGTGATATTGGCTGGTACAAAATAGACAGTGTTTTAAAGAACCGTAATAGATTTAATTTTTATATTACTACCGATTTTGCAGTTAGCCAAAAAGACTCAGCAGATTATTCAGCAATTAGTGTTTGGGCGTACAACAATATAGGTGATTGGTTGTGGGTAGACGGAGTCTTAAAAAGACAATTAATGGACGTAACAATTAATGATCTATTTAAATTAGCACAAGAGTACCGTCCTCAATCAGTAGGCATTGAAGTTAACGGTCAACAAGGTGGTTTTGTTACATGGATTCAAAATGAAATGATGAATCGTAATATTTATTTTCCGTTGGCTAGTGGCAATAATTCAAACAATCCAGGCATTCGGTCATTAGGATCTAAAAAGCATGAACGCTTTAACAGTACTATTCAGCCCATGTTTAAAGCACGAAAAATATATTTTCCTATAGAAAAAAAGGAAGATCCAATTTTATTAGAAGCAATTAACGAATTGTCTTTAGTTTCTCCTGGCGGTTTTCGCAGTAGAAACGATGATTTTCTTGACACTGTTACTCAACTATCGCAACTAACGCCTTGGAAACCTTCTGAAGAAGGTGTATTGCATGAAAAAGACGATGGGCTTTGGGGAATGGAAATTGAAGAAAATACAAATACTCTTTCATCTTATGTAGTTTAAGGATTTTATTGCTATGACATTACAAGACATTCTCGATCATTTAGCTTATGGCGAGTTTTCCCATCTTTTTATGGGAACAGGAACAGAATATGATTCTGATAACGATACAACAATGCCAACTGTAGCGGCTAAAAAAATATTGCCTGCTGTTACTTTAGGACTAACTGAGTTACACAAACGTTTTTTACTTAACGAATCAAAATTAACAATTACTTTAGATGGAAGAACAACTTACGTTTTAAGCTCTGATAAAACTGTGAGTAATGGCGGAACAGACACGTACATTACAGACACAGTTGAAAATCCGTTTTTAAACGATGTTATGAAAGTCGAACGCATATTGGATGACGACGGCAATGAATTAATGTTTAACAAAGAAAATAATACTTTATCTATTCGAGCAACTTCGTACAACACACTCACAGTCCCTACTGATATAAAACTTTCTTCTGGATTGCCTGTTACAACGCTAACTGTAATTTACCGAGCAGATCATCCTGTTGTTAACAAAGCAAATGCGATTGCCGATCCTAACAATACTGCTATTAATTTGCCTTTAACTCATTTAGAAGCGCTACTTGCCTACATTGCAGCAAGAATTGTTACGCCTTTAGGTTTTAATGGAGAAGCACATGAGGGTAACAATTATATGGCTAAATTTGAGCGTGCTTGTCAGTTACTTCGCGCACAAGGTATGCAAGTAGACACTGGTAGAGAAATTACCAAATTGCAAGACAGAGGCTGGGTGTAAACATAAATTTATTATTGCGGAGTATATTTTGACAACTGATGTACAGAAATTAATTGATTTAGCGTGCCCTGTAATGCATAAACGCCGCATTGTAATTTTAAAAGAATTGCTTGTAACAGGAAACAGAGCTGCAGTTGCAAGACAATTAGGGATAGATGTACGAAACGTACAACGTGCTGAACAAAACGCAAAAGAATACGCTGCAAGAAAAGGCTTTTCGCCAAATCATGACATGACACACGTTGCGCCTAACTCGCATTATGTAAAAGGAACGTCAACGCTTTACAAAGAAGACGGCACAATAGGTATTCAGTGGGTAAAAACTGACATTGATACGCAGCGCGTCGATGCGTTAAGCGAAGTACTAGAAAATTTTAGTGTTAGGCCGGCACCAAAAATTAAAGCGCCCAAAAAACCCATAGAAAACTTACTCTCACTTTATACACTGACTGATTATCATTTAGGCATGTATGCCTGGGCTGCAGAAACAGGAGAAGAATGGGATACCGAAATAGCCTCTGCAACATTTATGCACGCCATTGAGCAGATGATGAAAGGTACGCCAGATAGTGCAATAGCAGTATTAAATATTCAAGGCGATTATTTGCATTGGGATGGCTTAGATGCAGTTACGCCAATGAACCGACATTTACTTGATGCAGATACGCGTTTTGGTAAATTGGCAGAATTAAGTCTTGACGTCATTATGTGGACTATCGAAATGCTGCTTACTAAGCACAAAAAAGTGCGTTTACTGGTTTGTGAGGGTAATCATGATTTAGCTTCAAGCGTTTGGGTACGTAAAGCTATGAAAAAGATTTACGCTAAAAACACCCGCCTCGATGTCGATGATACAGAATTCCCTTTTTATGCGTATTTGCATGGCAAAACAATGCTGGGCTTTCACCATGGCCATAAGGTAGGTAATAACAAATTAGCTGGATTATTTTCTTCAGAACCTAGATATAGAGACATGTGGGGCAAAGCTAAAAACTGTTACATCCATACAGGGCACTATCACCACGCAGAGCGCTTACAAGACGAATTTGGTGGTGCAGTAGTCGAGCGACATCCTACTTTATCTGCCAGAGATGCTTACGCAGCTCGTGGCGGGTATGTAGCACGTCGAGCAGCTCATGTAATTACTTATAACGACACAGGTGATGAAGTAAGTAGAGCTACAGTAACACCGCCGGCTTCAAAAGAAATTGTCAGCAATTAAATTTAACCAGAATAAATTTTTTTACTCTGCGACTATGACTAAAAGAGCAAATTAATCCTATGAAGGTCCGTAAAGCATGAATTCAGTTGTGGAAATCAATCAACCGATTGACAAAGAAGCAGAATCATTGACAGATTGGAAAAATCCACCGTCATTGAAAGATTTAAAACAAGATTTAACTAATGCCGATATATCTCATAAACATCAAATAGCCCGTGTTGAAAAGTGGCTTGATAATCTAAATGTAACCGGTACAGCCAAAATCAACTCAGGCGAGGGACGTTCAAAACACGTTCCACAGTTAATTCGTAAACAAGCAGAATGGCGTTATGCCTCACTTTCAGAGCCGTTTCTTAACACTTACGACTTGTTTGACGCAAAGCCAGTTACCTGGGAAGACAAGGACGCCGCGTTACAAAACAAGCTGCTACTAAATCATCAAATCAATCAAAAAATAGACAAAATAGATTTTATTGATTCGTATGTGCGTACTGCAGTTGACGAAGGTACGGCTATTGTTCGAGTAGGGTGGGAATTTGAAGAAGAAGAAATAGAAAAAGATGTTCCTATTATTGAATTTCAGCCAGATCCTCAAATGGCAGAAGTTTTTCAAGAATTAGAGGTTATGCAGCAACAAAGCCCGTCTGAATATCAATTAGATGTGCCAGAAGAATTAAAACAAGCTTTTGAAATGTCAATGCAAACAGGCGTTCCGCTACGGCCAACAATTGTGGGCAGTGAAGTTGTTAAAGAAATGCAAACCGTCACTAACAAGCCTACGTTGGAAGTGTGCGATTACCGCAACGTTATTGTTGATCCTACTTGCATGGGGAAGCTTAATAACGCTAAATTTATTATCTATAGCGTAGAAACTTGTTTAGCTGATTTACGCAAAGATGGTAAATACAAAAATTTAGACAGTATTCAAGTCAGTGACTCTTCTGTATTAGGGCACGCAGATCACACTGTTGAAGATGACTCTTCATTTACTTTTTTAGATGACCCCCGTAAACAGCTCATTATGTATGAGTACTGGGGCTATTGGGCAATTAATGGTGATGATAAACCCCTAGAGCCATTTGTATGCTCTTGGGTAGGCAATACGCAAATACGTATGGAAGCCAGCCCATTTCCTGATAAAAAGCTACCGTTTGTCAAAGTACAGTATTTACCAGTACGTCGAAGAGTGCACGGTGAACCAGATGGGCATCTATTAGAAGAAAACCAAAAAATCTCTGGTGCAGTTACTAGAGGCATGATTGATATTATGGCGCGTTCGGCTAATGGCCAAATGGGTACTCGCAAAGATGCTTTAGATACTTCTAATTACCGAAAATTCCAGCGCGGCCAAGATTACGAGTTCAATGCGAACATAGATCCACGCCAGGCTTTTCACATGCACACGTATCCTGAAATTCCACAATCTGCCCAGTACATGTTAAACCTGCAAAACATGGAAGCAGAGTCATTAACGGGCGTACAAGCATTTTCTCAAAGCGGACTCTCTGGCGCATCGCTAGGTGATACGGCTACCGGCGTTAATGGCGTACTTGATGCGGCTTCTAAACGTGAATCGGGAATTCTCCGGCGATTAGCCGAAGGATTAGTTGAGTGTGGACGCAAAATTATCAGCATGAACGCTGAATTTTTAGACGAAGAAGAAATCGTTCGTTTAACTAATGAAACGTTTGTTCCTGTGCGTAGGGATGACTTAGCAGGGCGAATTGATTTAAGTCTGAGCATTAGCACCGCAGAAGAAGACAACGCTAAAGCCCAAGAGCTGTCGTTTATGCTACAGACAATTGGGCCTGATGAAGACCCTAGTATTCGACGCATGGTGCTAGCAGATATTACTCGTTTGCGAAAAATGCCTGATTTAGCTGAAAAATTGGAAAATTATCAACCTGAACCTGATCCAGTAGAACAAGAAATGAAACAGTTACAAGTTGAGTTGTTAAAAGCGCAAGTAGCTAATGAATACGCACAAGCACAAGAGCGTGAAGCCGGCGGAATGCTTGACCAGAGTAAAGCTCAAAATTTAAGTAGCGATACTGATCAGAAAAACTTGGATTTTATTGAGCAAGAATCTGGCGTTAAACAAGAACGTGACTTGGAAAAACAAAAAGCGCAATCAGCTGGAAATATTGAATTAAAACGAGAAGAACATCTTCTTAATATAGAAAAATCGGCATTAGACGCTTATTTGGCTCAAGAATGAAAAAACTTCAGAAAAGTTTAAATTCCTGAGATATAAAGCTTTTTATCAACTAACTAGCAATGATGAAAAGGTATTTTATGTCTGAAAGTCAAATCCAAGAAATTGAATTAAACATTAAACAAGCTGAAGGATTTATTAAATTAGCGAAAGCTTTAGAGCGATTAGAAGCTAATGCCGATTTTAATGAACTTATTGGTAATAGCTACTTTAAAGAAGAAGCGATACGCCTTGTACATCTCAAAGGTGATCATTCTCAGCAAACTGACGAGGCTCAAAAAGAAATTAGTAATCAAATGTTGGCAATTAGTGGTCTATCCAGTTATTTCCGTATTGTGCAGATGCGTGGAGATATGGCTGCTAGAGCGCTCGCAGATGATGAAGAAACTTTAGCAGAACTTAATGCGGAGGCGTTGCACTAAAATGACCGACGCCGCTGAAAATGAAGAATCTACTGTAGAAGAACAATTAACAGATTACTTCAATATGTCTGATGAAGAAGCTATGAATGAGCCAATTGTGCCAGAAAGCACTTTTACTCAGGAATTGGATTCACAAGAAGACGCTCTTGATTTGGAAGCTGACGAAACATCTGAAGCGGAGGCGGGCGAAGCCGAAGCCTCCAGCGAAGATGTTGATGACAGCGACGACGAAAACACTGAAATAGAAACTACTGCCCAAGAAAATGAAGAA